ACCAGATCCGGAGCCCGAACCCGAACCGCCTGAACCAGAGCCCGAGCCGGAACCACCAGCTCAAAATAAACCTAAAAATTCATTGGCGGCATTGTTTGCTGCCGAAAGGAGAGTTTAACATGAAAAATCTTGACCAACTCGCAAAACAAAAAGCTGATATAATTGCAAAAGTTAACCAGGCTATGAAAGACGGAGACGAGGAAAGTTTTCAGACCGCTTTTACGGAATGGACTGAATTCCTGCAGCAAGCTGTGATGGCTGAAGCTAAAGGGCTTATTCAAGCTACCGATAATCAGATCCTTTCCGGTCGTGGCGTACGTTCTCTAACCTCAAAAGAAACAAAGTACTACCAGAAGATCATTGAGGCAATGAAGTCCTCGAGCCCGAAACAAGCTTTGAGCGGGTTTGATAACGTACTCCCCGAAACTATCATCAACGCGGTATTTGAGGATATCACCGAGGAGCACCCGCTGCTGTCCTTAATTAACTTCCAGAACACCGCCGCGCTGATCAAGTATCTTTACAGCGTTTCAGACGGGCAGAATCTGGCCTGGTGGGGCGCGCTGTGCAGCGAGATTGAAGCTACCGTAAACGCCGAATTTAAACTGCTTAACCTGGAGCAAACAAAGCTGTCCGCATACGTGCCGGTCTGCAAGGCCATGCTGGATCTCGGTCCCGCGTGGCTGGATCGCTATGTCCGCACTATCCTGGCTGAAGCAATTGCCAACGGCCTGGAGGACGGTATCATTAATGGTCGTGGTATGGCTGAAGCTGAAATTGGCGGAGCCGCGAAGCCGGCGATTTATGAACCTATCGGCATGATCCGTGATTTGGCCGGTGCATCGGTTCCTGGCGTTGGTTACGCAGAAAAGTTGGCCGTTCCGATTGCTGATTTCCTGCCGGAGACATACTTGCCGATAATATCGGACTTGACCGTTGGCCCCAGCGGTTTAAACCGGCGTGTTACCGAAGTACTGCTGGTGGTTAATCCGATCGATTATTTGACAAAAATCGCACCGGCGACCATTCACCGGAAGCCTGACGGCAACTATGTGCTTGACATCTTCCCGTTCCCGACCCGTGTTGTTCAGTCAACCCACATGGAACAAGGCAAAGCTGTGCTAGGTCTGCCGAAACGCTACCTCATGGCGATGGGAACCGGCAAAGGCGGCAGGATTGAATACTCTGATGAGTATCACTTCCTTGAAGATGAACGGATTTACCTGATCAAATTTTACGGCACCGGTCGGCCGCTGGACAATAATTCCTTTATCGTGCTGGACATCAGCAACGTTAAGCCCATTGCACCTGCTGTTCGTGTAATTTCCTGGCCTGATGCGACACTAAAGAGCCTTGGCGCACAAGGGCCGGTAGGCACTGACCTTACCATTGCTCCGGTATTTGACAAAAACGTCCATTACTACAGCGTGACATACACTGATGCAGTCGGAACGGCTGGAACGACTAATAAAGGCAAGGTTACGGCAGTTGCGACTGACGCAAATGCTGTTGTAACTGCTACGCTTAACGGATCGGCTTATACCCTTGGAGCAGAACTCACCTGGACTGAAGGGGCAAACGTGATTGTTATAACTGTGGTAAACGGTGACGTGACCGAGATGTATGTCCTTGTGGTCACCTATGAAGACACATCGGCGGCATAACCATGAAAGCGAAAGTAATAAAACCCTTCAAGGACAAATATACCAAGGTTCGTTATAACGAAGGCGAACTCTTGACTGTAACCAAAGAGCGGTTCGAGGAAATGAACTCGACCGCTCTTGGTATTTTAGTCGAAGAAGTCAAGCAGGAACATAAGCCCAAAAAGCAGCCGGCCAGTAAGAAGAAAAAGAGCAAGAGCGGGTGAGTTACATGCTCCAAAAGGTAAAGGCTTATCTCAAAATCACCTGGGACGACGAGGACACAGCGATAACAGATCTAATCACACGGGGCAAGAAAAAGCTGGAAGAACTGGCAGGAGCGGAGCCGGACTTCGACACCGAAGGTCTGGCCCGTGCTTTGCTTTTCGATTAC